CTTTTTGCGCACATCCCTTTCTTCATCAAGCTCTTCATCATATGAAAAGTCTTCAAGTAAAAGGTTAATATCTTCGCCTTCTAAATAAGGCTTTGTTTTTCTATAATACTCTCTTAACAATGTAACATTATCTACATTGGAGTAATCAGCGTTTAGGCGTACATAATCTTGCAATGTTCCGCCTGTTTCATTCATAAATTCTACAACTTTTTGAATGTTTTCAGGTAAGTTATGTTCTTGCTTAGTTTCCGCTACAGTTTCTTTAACTAATTCTTGCGGATTTTCAACTACTTCTTTTACCTCTTCGTCTGTTATTTCTTGCAGTACCCCTTCATCCGCTTTTGTAGCGGCGTCTTGTACTTCTTCAACCACTTTTTCGCTGTCGCTACTGTTTTCGGATTGTCCGACAATATCATTGCCTGCATCTGCGCTTTGCTCTTGAACGGCATCTTTTTCTTCTTTTGGTTGTTCGTCAATTACTACTTTAGTAACTTCCTCTTCTTTTGGTTTGGATAAATCAACTTTAGCTACCTCGTTTTTTTTAACCAACTTTTTAGGGGTTTTTCTTTTTTTAATTTTAAATTCCCCTTCTTGTTTTACTTCTGACATAATATAATATAATTAAATAATTAAAAATTTACTTTACTTTGGTTCAAATTGTTCTAAACCAAACCCGCCAAGAACATCCATTCCAGATGATTCAAAGTTTTTAGGCGGCGCGTTATTTTGACGCTGGTTAATCAACTCGCTTTGCTGCGTAGCGACCAACTTAGCCCTGTCGTCTTTACGATCTTCTTTATTATTTTCTTTACCCATTTGAGATCTTGTGTTCATTTCTGCTAATTGCATGTTATAACTGAACTCCTCACCCATTAGTTGCTTTTTAATATTAGCTTCTTGCTGCAGCTGTTGTATGTTAAATTGCATTTTAGCTTGCTCTAACTGTATTTTTTGCTCTGTAAGAACTTGTTGTTTTTGAGTTTCCGCTAATGCTGTTTGCTGTGCTAATTGAGAATTTGCCTGGGCTTGAGCAGCAATATTAGCCTGCTGCGCCTCTTGATCGCGCTTTGCTTTTTCAGCTTGCCTGACCTTTAAAAATTCATTAGCTGTTTTGATGTTTGATATATTTCTAATATCAATAGCGTCGTCTAAGCCAATTAAACCCGCGGATAATGCGGTCTGTATATTGTTTTCTAATTTTGCTCTTTCTTCTTCGTCTGGCATTAAGTCTAAAAATATACCAAAGTCATGTATTTGCAACGTGGCTAATTCTTCTAAAGTACCAACATTATAAGTACTAATAGACTGCTTTAGCGATTGAGCTGTTAATGGATATGCTAACGCATCTGCTAGTCGCAAAGCAATATTTTCACACGTAGATAGCGTAATATATAATTGAGCCTGTAATATGTGTCTTGTGGCTGTGTTAGAATTTGCGGCTGCTATTTTTTGTAAACCAACCAGAGCGTTTTTATCAGGCATTGCACCATCTCTGGCTTCATTAAGACCGGTCACGTCTCTAATCATTTGCAAATAATACTGATATGTTTGTATCAATGCTGATAATTTAGCCATCCCATTAGAAGACTGCAGTTCCTGTATAGGCACTTTCCCTCTGTTAATATCCCCGTCTTGGGTTAAAGACCTACCCACAATACTACCTGTTTGGAAATACATATTCAATGCCTCCGCTGGGTTATAGTTTGTGCCGTTGCCAAGATCTACTTCAGCTAAACCATCAACATCCACATAAACTCCATCGGGAACCATACGGGACATTACTTGTTGCATCTTTAAATGTGTTAGCTGTATCATATCAGCAAAGCCAGTTACTCTACTGACTAAAGAATCTATTCGCCCCTTGTACATTCTAGGCGCACAAATAGAATAATTCATTTTAACTTTAGTAGTATCTGCAAACGGCCTAGTCATATTTTCGGCTAACTCCCATTTTAACATCTTGTTTTGGCCAAGAATTTTAGCGCCACTGAATAAGACCTCTATAGTTCTACCTACTCTTTCAAAATTATCGTTTGGAGGTGGAGCAAAAGTGTCTGGTTTTTCTAAAGCTTTTTCTAAACCTGTGTCAGTTCTTTTTATTTTAAAAACCTGATCGTTGTAAGTTTTGTATTCAAAATATAATACATTAACTTGATCATCCGTGTTATCTCCTGCATAATTTCTTAAATAGTTACCAGGAGAATTGCCAAACTTTTGTATTTCTTGTAAGTCTTGATCGCTTAAATAAGGAAATTGCTTTTTAACTTCTGACAATGACAAAGTTTTAACTTCGCCAACATAATACAAATCTTCAAAATTTGGATCTTCAGTATAAGAGTATACCAAACTAGCGGGATCAACATAATCAATTGTAATGCCTTCTGTTGGATTAAAATTTGTTTTTGTTGCGCCAATTCCTAATACAACCAAATCATATAAAACTCTTTTTCTAGATTGGTCGTATTTATTTTTATCTAATATAGTATCTATTGCTTGCTCTTCAGCTATTTCAACAGACTCTTTAAATTCTAACTGCATTTTAAGACTCAACTCTTTAACATCATTAGGTAAAGATTCAGGGTCAGTAGAATACATATTAACACCTAGTGTGTTTTGCACGTTGTCTAAAAAATCCTTAGCCATCATATCGCGCATTATTCTTTCAGCGTAATTTGTTCTTTTCTTTAAAGACTCAGGATCTTGCGCAAATGCTTTTATCTCGTAAGATCTTTGAGACATTCCATTAACAACAATATCTACAAATTTAGATATTACCGGAATTGGTTTCCAATCTAAGTTTAAATAAGACAAGTCTCCATTGATTGCTAGCTCATCTTTATACTTTTGTATAGACTGTTCACCTCTAGCGTAAAGCTTTAATCTGTGAAAATTTTGGTAGTTAGCCATAAATCTATCTCCACCCGAACGTGTATTTCTAAACCATTCGTTTTCGATAGCTCTACCTACGGCTTCTCCATACTCTAAGCTTAGCTTTTCTGCAGCAGGTACCACCTGGTCAGGAAATGAACTATTGTAGTTAGTATATACCATTTATATTATTTTTGAACTATGTCCTTTATTATTGTACTTTTTAAAACTTAAAGTATGTGATGTTAATATTCTTTCAGCCCTTGGGCTATATTTGTTTTTGTTACAAGCCATTATAGCTAAGCCTGAGCTAATAGAAGCATCAAACTTAGTCCTATTGTTTATATTAAATTTACCCCAATCTTCCAGAGTTTTTTGAAAATACATTGTTCCGTAAGATCCATCTTTCATTAAGCCAACGTGATCTTCTATATAGGATTCGATGGCGGCCGCATGTGCTTGTTTAATATCTTCACTCGAGTTAGGCATACCACCTATTTCTCTTTCTGTAACTGAAAGTTTATTTAAAAGCTTATCAGGACGATTCATTGAAAAACCTCTGTATCCTCTTCTTTTAAAATAGTAAAGCAATCTAGGCTTATTGTTTTCTGCTAATATAGGCATACCATAAAATATGCAAGCCATTAATACGTCCTCAAAAAATATATCCGCCGTTTGAGGCCTTGATATATATTCTAAGAAAAAAGAATTAGCCGGAGCATCTTCCATACTAAACTTTGTTAAACCGTGAAGCGCGCCTTTCGATCCTTTACCGTCAGTTGTTCCTGATATATCATAGCTATCACAACCAAACGCCCCCATGTGCTCATTACCCGGGTATTTAATCCCATTCTTTAATATTACACGGTTTTGTTGGTTTTTATTTGGTATCCAAGATATTAAAAACCTACCGTCTTTATTTGGCGCAAACATTACTTTTGTATCTTTAATGCCGTTTTCCCAATAAAAGCTTCCCCGCGTTATTACACTAGAGTTTCTTAAATCTTCGTTGTAATCAACTTGTTGATATATTTTAGTAAGATTAAATAAAGATTCCTTAGCTTCATCTCGAAAAGCGTGTTGCTCCGTTCTTGGAAATTGCCTATAATATTCGTTTAATCCGTCTTGATCATCTTTTAATCCATCAACTTCATTCTGCCAATGCTGTATCACCCCTTGGTCTATTATGTCTCCGTGAGGCCCTTTAATTTCTTCTTTGGGTGTATCGAATACAGGTAAGCCATAAGAATCAATAAATCCTTCGTAGTTCCATTCCATAGGTATGAACAAACTATATAATCCCGAGCTAGTCTGTCCGTTGCGGTTTCTTTTTGTAACGTCTGAGGCATTGTATAATTTTTTAAAATTAGTGCCGCCTTTATCTAGCGAGTTGCTTGTTGATCCCATCATACACTTACCTACTATTCTAGCTCCTAACCTTAAGCAGGTTTTAGTAACCCTCCAGTTGTTTAGTATATTATCTGGTCTTTCCCATTTACCCGATTCATCATGCACTAACAGTTTTAATTTTTCTCCATCATAACTGTTATCTCCTGTATTTTTCCAGTCTATAGTAGTATCTAATCCCTCGAGCTCTTCGGGGTTTTCACCGCTATCAAGTTTACGTCTAGTAAGTTTTGACGCCGGTATCCTGTAGGCGAGCTCTGTCTTTGGCCTGTCCATACCGTCCTGAATTGGTTTGAAAAAGAAGGGGTAGTGGACCGATATCGGAACGACCTTGTCTGTGAACATTTTCTTAGCATCTGCTCCAGACTTAGACAAGATACCATACCGTGCATCTGACGTAATTGTTGCCAGGTTAACGGTCTCTGCTGAAGACATAAATGAAAATCCTGAACGACGGTTTTTAAGATAACACATTCCATAAGATCGTGGGTCGGCCTTGCAGGCTTCCCAGAATATAAAGAATAATCTATTTGACTCTCTAAACTCTGCTGCCCCAACATCAATTTTGGAGTGCTGCAAGTACATATAGTGAGTACCAGTAACGTAAGTAGCCACACCCTTATTATAGAACCAAAACCCCTGCGATCTGCGATTAAATTCTTGATCAATGTAATCATAGTATTTATCTTTAAAATACTCGGGCTTTGTGTTCCACTCGAATACGCTTTTTATTTTGCTGAGCTCTTTAGGGTACTCAAGCTTCTCCCATTTATCTTTCTTAGAAGCGTAAACGTTATCTTTTTTTGGCAGTGCAATTTTTAAATTTTGTATTTCGTATATTTCGCCTATTTGCCCCGTCTTGCTTATAACTACAACATCATAATCTTTGTTGTAGCCATACTGCCATTTTTTATAACGATTATTTTTTTTAATTACGCTCGGCTTAATATAGTCCGGTAAAATTTTATATAAACTTTGCTCGTACATTATTTAGATCTACCTTCCGCAAAACCCTTAAAAGACTTTGCCCGCGTTTCTTTATTAGCGCCATCAAGTAATGCCTGCTCCTCCTCGATTCTATTGAGTATTTCAAACGCATCAAATATAGCTAGCTTTTTAGTAGCGGCAGCGTTCTTTAATCTATCAGCTGATATATCATCATCTGAGTCAACAATAGCTTCTTTAGCTACCTTAATTAATTCCTCAACTGCTCTGCGCCCAGCTTGGATTATATTCTTCTTCGTTTCCTTTACACTCATACTTAATTACAATATCATTTGATTTCATACAATATAAACGCTTATTATCTATTATAAACTCAAACTCGCTGTAAGGCGTAAAGCCAACTAAGTCTCCTGGGTTTATTTTAAGCGCTTCTAACGCATTGTTTCCATATTTTAATATACCAACTAGGGGCTTCTCAAAATTAATTGAAAACATAGCGTCTTCTTTAATAGGGTTAACAAAACAATAATCTAAATGAGGTATCCATTTATTATTTTGATTATACATATAAACTTGATCTATATTAACAAAATATAAATCATCTTTAAAGTAAGTGCCACTATTTTTTTCTTTCCCTCTTATATCATAAAACCTTCTAAATATATTATGATGAATTATAACTTTATCACCAGGTTTTATATTTGTTTTAAAAGCTTTTGGTATTTCAACTACAATCGCTTCTTTGCTAACGTGACGAAAGCTTTCTATATTATTATTTAGTAAGAGGCTACTGTCGCCTATTTTCTTTTCATTATTATAGCGCTTATTAGCGGGTTTAACAATGAACCGGTAAAGACTTCTCATTAATACTCTAAGTCATACTCAACGGATATTGCCATGTTTTTATTAAACTTTTTCCACGGCAACACCTCGTTGTTTTTTTTAATGAATATATTGTAAGAATGATCAGCTTCGTCAAATAATATATTTGATATTTCATGGCCCCCATAGACCTGTTGCCCTACGGAGTAGTGCATCGCGTCGTTTTTATAGTCAGAGCCTATACTGATTTTTCTTACATTATTATTCATTTTCTTTTAGCTCTGTGTATTCTCCGGTTTCAACGTCAATATTTATTGCGCCGTATTGCTCTTCTAGCTCTGCTTTGAAGTCTTCTACTTCTTTGTTTACTTTTGCAAATTCGTGTAGCAACCCGTGTTTTGTTGCTTCTGCGTAACCCACTTTATTTAGTAAATCACTAAGTTTAGTTTGCGATTCACGTATTGTTTTTAATTGCTCTTCTGTAATCTTTGCCATTTTATTTAATTTAAGTTAATTTATTGATCTTTATTATTACTCATACTTTTAGCTTTTTCCCAAGACCTACCTACGAAGTAAGCTCCATACACTGTAACAAGAAGAGTTTGGAATATAGGAATGTACTCTTCTGCTATTTTAAATTCACCAACGTTACCGTCAAAAAACGCTAATATTGAAAATATAAATGTTAAATATATTAAAACAAGTGGACGAATGTTCTTTGATAAAAAAGAATCAGATGCCATATCTGCTTGCCATCTAGCTGTAACTTGCTCTTGAGCTTCCTTGTCAGCTTTTTCTAATATTTCAGTTATTAGCCTTTGGGCTTCTAGCTTTTCTTCTTTAGTAGTTGTAAGATTATCTAAAACAACCCCTACTTCTTTTATAACGGAGCCGGTAAGCCATTGC